GTATTGCCGGTATGGTGTTGTCACTAGGTATGGCAGTGGATGCGAACGTACTTATCTACGAACGTACTAAAGAAGAACTTCGTGCCGGTAAAGGTGTGAAGAAAGCACTTGCTGACGGTTATTCCAACGCATTCTCCGCTATCTTCGACTCGAACCTGACATCCATCATCACAGGTGTCATTCTGTTTAACTTCGGTACCGGTCCGATCCGTGGTTTTGCTACGACATTGATTATCGGTATTCTAGTATCCTTCTTCACCGCTGTGTTCATGACCCGTATAGTTTACGAACACTTCATGAACAAGGACAAACTATTGAACCTTACATTCACAACCCCTGTTTCAAGAAACTTGATGACCAACACACGTTTTGATTTTATGGGAACAAACAAAAAATCCCTTATCATCACTGTAGCCATCATCCTCGTTTGTATCGGTTCATTTGCCATGCGCGGTTTAAGCCAGAGTATCGACTTTACCGGTGGACGTAACTTCAAGGTACAGTTCGAGAATCCGGTAGAACCCGAACAGATTCGTGAATTGATCTCCAGCAAGTTCGGTGATGCTAACGTTAGTGTTATCGCTATCGGTACAGATAAGAAAACTGTACGTATCAGCACCAACTACCGTATTGAAGATGCAGGAAACGATGTTGACTCTCAAATCGAAGCATATTTATATGAGACTTTGAAACCTGTGCTGACTCAAAACATCACTCTAGCTACCTTTATCGACCGTGACAATCACACTGGTGGTAGTATTGTAAGTTCTCAAAAAGTGGGTCCGAGTATCGCAGACGATATCAAAACAGGTGCCATCTATTCCGTAGTACTGGCTTTGATCGCTATCGGTCTGTATATCTTAATCCGTTTCCGTAACATCGCATATAGTATTGGCTCTATCGTAGCTCTATCATGCGATACC